GTTGGGGCTGTTCTCAATCATGTTGCGGATCTTCTGTGACGCCTCAAAGCCCTGCCACATGCGCTCTAACAAGCGAGCCTTAACCTCAAACCGTCGCCAATGCGTCTCAACACCACCATATGGTCCCTCTTCAAACGCAATGCCCTTCTGTGGGATCGTGTTGAAGCAGATAGGATTGGTCTCATCGTCCGTCTCTTCAATCTTCATGGTGGCTGTGCCTACCAATAGATCAAGTGCGGCCTCATAGAACTGCGTATGGAAGTTAGATCGGTTGATATAGTCGAATACAAGATTACATTGCTGGTCTAGGTTCGCCCGGATGTCCTCTTCAGACACATCGAACTGACCCGACTCAAGCAATCGAATGATCTCATCGGTCGGCTGGAAGGTAGCCCAGCGTGACATGATCGGTGCGATGTTCTCTTGTAGCTTGCTCGCGCCCTGTTGGATAGCTGTCAACGCAGTCGAGTCAAAGATGCGGTCCATCTTCTTCTGGCCTGTGTTCTCAGTGTCGAACAGGTTTCGCTGAGGTAGGAAATATTCATACACATCCTGCAATTGGTCGTGCCACATTGCCTGAGTGCTGAATGCCTTTTGCTCTCGTTCCTTAATATCTTGGATCGAGCCTAGATGCGGGGGCAAGCTCATAAGATTACCTACTTAAATTGGACGTTCATGCCGCCATACGGACCTGTTGGAGTGCCGCCAGTACGACGTGGACCAGCCGCTCCGCCACCCATGCCTAGCATAGTACGAGCCGGGGCCGCACCAGCACGACCGCCAGCCGCTTCAGCACGACTGCGAGGTACACCGCCTAACAATGACTTGGCTCCTAGCTTGCCGCGAGCCATTGCACGAAAGCGCTCTTCCTGCTCTCGGATCTCTTCATCCAATGCCGCCGCTTGACGACGCTCTACAGCGATTTGCTGTGCTGTGGGCTTAGGTGCCTTTGGTGATTTCATTTCATCCCATCCTCAGTGAATCGCGGGTTGTTTCCTTCCCGTTACGTGTAAAGGTTTCGCCGTCATAGCCAATTACATCTTGAGGCTTTCGCTTCTTGTCCTTAACGCCAAGCTCGCCCAAAAGACTTTTGCCTCGGCGCACTCGGTCGATCTTTCTAAACACTTTCCGGTGTGACTTACCGATACCTCTCACGCTTTGTCTTAGCTTTCCGGCCATGCCTGATTCTCCAAATATCTATATAACTGGTATGGCGTCCATATGAACGGCTTGTTAATTCCCAACACCTGCTTCGTATAACCAACGCAAGTGTTCAACATAAATAGCCCACGCTTGGGCCTAGTAACTTTGGATTTTATCAGAATATCGTTCTGGACTACATCCGTAATGTTATCGACGATCATTAGCTCTATGCCTTCCGTTGACTTGCCCAGTGCAAGCCATTCGCCATCATTCGGAATCACGACGTAACAGTGTCGTATCTCAGGGTGTAGCATCCATGACCACCAGTGACCCTCATCCATTGAGAACGCCACATAGGCGATATCAGAAGACACTGAACTTAACCTGCGCCCGCTGTGTCTGCCGTTGCCTTGTATGCAAGTTGGTCAGTGCCTGTCTGCCTTCACCTTCGCCCTGCAATGCGTACTCCAATGCCTCGACCGGGTGACTGTATTCGTTCTTGTCTGGCTCATCTGTGTATTTCTCACCCGATAGCTGTAACCGTCGGTAACAGAATCCGCCTTGTAACCCCTTGCGAATCATCTTCGCCTTGGGGCTGATTAAGAATCGAGGCTTGCCATCCATGCACAGCTCTTTCATGGGTAGTTCCAGAGCCGCTCTCCGCATAGCTGGATCGTTAGACAGCGTGGGAGTACAAGGAATACCAGCCGCTCGTAATATCTTAAATGGTGTGTCTGCATTCGCTTGGTTCTTGTTGTCGCCCGAGGGATCGCCCCAGCCGCGAAACTTAAACTTCGGATAGTTCGCCTCGATATATCGTTTGAGGGTAGGTGCAAAGTCCACCGCCCCGCTATCAGTCATGCAGAATTCATCGAAACAAATCCAGCGACCCAACGCATCGCGCTGTAAAAAAGCGCAAGCGGGAGTCCGACCGAAATCGAAACCAAGCACAACAGGGGTGTCAGCATTAGGAGTGTAATGATCCCCAAGACAGTGTATAGAGTCAGTATAAAGAGGGTGCACCGGCTTACCACTTGAGACGAAGCCATACTCGTTAGCCAAGTTGACCTTGACCCAGTCGTCGGTCTTGCCTTGTAGTCCACGTCGGTAGTAATCCTCGGGTAAGTTGTTGAGGTTCTCGGCTTTGGTATTGAGATACCAACCATCTCCCTCCCGATAGACTCCACCGGGTTGACGATGAAACTTCCAACCTTCCGGGCGTTCTTCTTCAGCAAGCTTGTAATACCAGTGATCTTCGTCTGGAGCATTTGAGTCTCCCACCATTCCGTAATGAGTCGGTTTGATTCCTTCTTTCATCGACGGGTATCGACCGCAACGCAGATCAAGCATGTCCACAACGCTCTTGGAATGCTCCTTAGCCTCGTTTAGCCATACCCATGTAGTCTGGATACCCCGTGCCTTCTTAACGTGATCAGGGCGATCAAAGGCAATGAAGATGACCTCGCTTCTGACTGTCGTGCCATCCTCTAACTTGAACTGAATCTTATGCGTTGGTGGTTCTTTGTTGCCCTGCTTGAACTCACCTAAATCACCATGCACCTCGAGCCAATCTTTAATGGTCGTGGAGAATAGTTCGCTGTAAGTATTACGTGCGGCAATGATCCGACTGAGCCGAACACCGTAGTTGGGATGACTCTCCCGCTTTACTGGTGCCTGTTCGCACATTAGCTCTAGGAACTTGAGGATTACTTGGACGGTCTTGCCGGAGCCTAGCGGCCCCATGATGAAAGAGTTACGTTCCCGACAGTCTGCAAACTCTTCGAGAACTTTGCCTTGCGGCTTCATTACGTATTCAATCGTCGCCATCGAAGCGCTTACGCTGTACAGCTATGACTAAATCACCGCCATCTGGGCCAGTCAGCTCGGTCGATTTAAGATCAGGAAGCACCTTTGCGGCCAGCTTGAGGTTAAGTTCTGCCGCTGTACGCATACGCTGGATGTCCAGAGCGTCATATTCAACGTCTGGCTCCATCAATTTCTCAGAAATATCAATGACTTTCTCGATTAGCTTCTGCTTAGAAAGGAAGTCTCTCAACCCCTCTTGTCGCATCTGCCTATTGAGCTGTGCCTTTGTCTTTGCCACCGAATATCCTATCCCAGTTGTCAGCGTATGCTTTCGTACTACTCTTGGTGTACTTACGTGGTCTTGATCCTTTCCCGCCATTCAGCTCAGGAAAGTGTCTATCCCGCGTTTCCTTGTCTAGCTTACCACGTTGATCAGGCATCATTTACCTCAGTTGGGTATGGTCCCCAGAATGATTTCCCGTAACGCTCAAACGCCCGAATGTATCGGCGAATAGTTGTTGGGCTTACATCAAAGATAGTAGCCAAGCTGTCAAACGTAACGCCACTGTGATTCAGCTTTGATGCTTCCTGTACATCCTTATAGGTCAGCTTCACAATCTACACCTCTGAAGTTTGGATGCCCGTTCTCACCATTGGAGTCAATCCACATGGCGACATTCTCACAATAGAACTCGTATTGGCTGATCTCTTCTTCCATGTCGGCATTACCTACGATGCCCAACACAGTGATGAATAAGATAACCGCGCCAATTACTAAGCCCGGATTCTTGTTAAACATTTCTTGCTCGTACATGACCCATCCCTTTTTTTGAGGGGCAAGAAGCCCCGTGACCTTTTCGGCCTGTTATGTCCCCATGCCTAGTGACTGGGGTAATGTTTCGCCATCTCTAACGCTCGTGCATTCTCTAGCTTGTTGATAGCACATAGATCGAGATACTCGGACTCCGTGAGTACTTTCAAACGCCCGATGAGTTCACATACCTGATCGAGGTTCTCAATGTGCTTATAGCCGTTACGAGTGCAAAACATGGCTCGCTTCACTGTAGTACACATCCAATAATGATAACACATTTTGTGGCTTTGCAACCACCCCACCTAAAAAACATAACAAAAAATGTTGCTTTTTGATTTTAGATATGTTTTAATGTGTTCATCGGCTGGGGACACAGCCACTAACCAAGGGAGAAGTAAGATGCAAAACAATCAAGTAATCTACAAAGCAAGCCAACTCTGGATCAAGGCAGAGGTAGTAAAAAAAGTAGAGGGTGGTTACATCCTAAACTGCGGAAGCACTAAAGGGTTCTTCGTAGAAGATGAACGGGTCAAGGAGGTGGCCGCGTAAGCGGCCCTTACCAAGGGAGATAGACATGACATATCAAGAATTTAAACAGGAAGCGCAATACCTTGAGGTGTTGTTCCGACTAAACAAAACGGCTGAGGCTTCTAAGAATTACCATGACCACTTTCTAAACAACAAGCGTCATGGCACCAAGTATCTCAAGGAACAATACAAGGTCGCATAAGCGGCCTTTACAGTTATGACAAGAGCAATCAATGACGATTACCTAATGACTCATCAAGAGATTGCCGATGAGCTAGGCATCACCCGGAGTAGGGTGGCTCAGTTAGAAAAGAGCGCCCTGACTAAGCTCCGGGATCGCTTCATCCTTCGGCAATACTATCTGGACTACGTTAGTTCCAGCTCTGAATCTCGTAATCAGGATCAAGTTCCTTACGCCTGACCTCATCGCGGTAATGCGCCGCGATATCCTTTCTCAATAGTTTATTAGTCTTGTATATCTCATTGCGATCCATCCGCAACTTATCCATGTGTTCCTCGCCCAGCAGATCATTCAGAAAGTCGAAGTGCGCCACGGGATTGGAGGTCATATATCTGTGGCAAGCATGGCAGAGGGCTATACAATTTGACATGGCCCAGCGTACTCGCTTGTTGGCCCGTCCGTAGATATGTGAGCACTCAAGTCGATCAGTCTTGTGGCAGTGCATACACTTCCCATCTCGTAGCCTTACCGCCTTTGAAAACCAGATATCACACTGTTCGCGTTTGACTGCCATCGTCGGCCCTCGTGTATTGACGCTCTCGAAGTATTGCCTTTTCGCTGTTCCCGCAGTCACATGACCAGCCTTCCAGCTTATGCGGGTATTCCTGCTTAAACTGGGGGACCATGATTTTGAAGCACTCAGTGCACTTCATCTGGGGTAAATACGATCTCATACTCCGGCGCTCCATCGTCTATCAATGCTGATACCCATATCTCTGCGAAGTCATCCAAACTTAAATCGACTGTAATCCCGTTAGCCGCCCAACCTAGTATGTAGACATCGCACTCTTTTGGATTCTTGCCACTGGTTGCGCCGCCAATGTCCTGTGTCTTGATAAGTGCTTGACCGCCGCCCGGTAACGGACAGCTAATGATTGGGATCATGCTTTAACCTCATCAATGCCAACTTTGAATCGACTGTGCTCGCCGTAGCTCTTATCGAGTATAACGCAGGACATGGACCTTGCAGACCCATAGCCCGATGCTGAGTGATACGCATCCGGTGGACATAACACGCCAAACGATTCGAGGTGCAAGCCGCCCATCTCAGTCACAGTCCGGTGGTGAATATGCCCGTGATATAAGTATCGGTTAGTCGTCCGGCCCCATTCCTCTGCGTAGTCTCTTGTGACAGCTTCATAGAGCGCCTGAGTCTTTACCCGGTCCCCGTGGTGCATAACAACGAGAGTCTTGCCCCATTCGAAATGTATCCACTTGGAGAAGTTGTCGAACACTTTCACCCGTGGTTCATCATGGAAGTAGAGGCGCATCATTTCGTTTAGCCAGAGGCTTGCATCGGGATCATGGTTACCCCTTACGTTGATCAGCCAGACTTCTTTGTGCGTCTCCAGCATCCGGGTGACTAGAACTTTGAATAGGTTCCCGACAATACGGATTACCCGGCCCAGCCTTCCATCGACATCGACCGGGGTTCCTTTGGCTGTCTTGTTGTCACCTGAGTTAGCGTGCAGGAAGTCACCCAAGTTAATCAGTGCACCCACTTCCGAATCGCCTGCCGCAGAGACCAGCTTATCGACGGCCTTGATCAGTACGTCTTGAGCAATGTTTGTATCCCAGTCATCGCCACCCGTCTCAGGGGACCAGCAGAGGGCGTTCAGGTGATGATCTCCGATTAGATAAGCTGATAGCCTATCTTCATTCTTTGCGGCTTCTGGGGCTTCTATGGGCTTGTAGAGGCCATCTATCTCTTCAAGGAATCCAGCCTTGAATGACTCAAGCGCCGCCTCAAGCATCGCTTCCTTGTCAGCCATCGACTTAACCCACTGACCAACAGGTTTTCCATCCTCGTTGTAGTAGGTGGACACCCCTTTGACCGTAAAGGTGTCGGGGACGGTGCGAGTCATATCATGCTCGGGTGAATAGCCTTGGGCGGCGGCTTTATTTTTTACGTTTTTAATGCAATCTCTGACACTAAGACGGCCAATGCCTATCTGCTGGCTGATCTTGGTGTAGCCCAAGCCCTGCTCGTGAAGCTCTACGATTTGTCGTTGTCTGTCGGTAGTACAATACTCAAGTAATGACATCGTCTCCCCCCGGATAGATGTTAGTTGCGCCTCCCGAATGGCACGTTGATCGAGTATTTTTCGACAAGTAGCCTACTCAAAACCTCGTAAATTTCGTTGACCTCCACGGGATTAATCTTTCTGGTGGAATCAACGCCTGTTACAGCCTTTTGAATTGGTCGCCACATATAGTCTTTAATCAGGTACATAGTGGGGTCAATGGGTACGCCTTCTTTAATGACGGTCTTCATGTCCATACCATGAGCCGCCATAACACTGGCGACTTCTCTACAGTAAGCATGAATAGCGTCGTTCTGCTTTCCGGTCCGGGTGAGAGGAATGATCTCGTAGATATTCCCCTTGTCTTGGTTAGCCCGAATGTATTCACAAAACTGATCAGCTTGGAATTTGTTGTTGACGAACCATCGCTCGCTCATGCAGTTACCCGCTCGCCTTCGAAGGTGACGTACTGCCCATACTTCTGGAGGCAGTATGCTCGAAACTTTTCGGATTTGAGAAAATCATGGGTGCAATCGTCTAGGAAGCTCCAACTCTTCAAGCCGATTTTACCAGAAGTTGTCTGCATTTTCTCGGCAAATGGGGACACCCCTCGCTCTTGCTGGGATGCTCGACTTAACCACGACTGTGCAAAGCGCTTACCATCCTTCTTACGTTTCTTTGGATTAGCGTCACACCATGCCGCCATCGCATTAAGCTCGGCAAAGATATCGACCTTCGGAAAAGCATTCTGCCAGAAGATGATTTGCTCATCGTCAGGTTCGTAGTAAGTACCGTCATTAAGAATGATCATTCTCGCTCCTCCTGTACTACCACCTCTGTAGAAATTCCCTTAGTAAAAGCATTACGGCCCCACGTGACTAAAGGCCACTTAGCCATCTCTCGATCAACATAGCGATCAAGCTCTTCACGGCTTGGAGCCTCCGCGCTAAATTCGTCGATAGCGACCATAATACTTTGAATGCAACCGGCGTCTTCGTTATCTCTCATTCGCTGGTTCTGGGTATTCCGTAACCACCTGTAACGCATAGCGTCTTGTTCTGTATCTAAATCCATAATCCACACTTCCCTTTTAATGCCGGAGCAAGCTCCGACAAATCAGTTAATTAGTAATGACGAGCTTTGATTACTGTATCGAATCTTGACATCTATCCGCTTGACCAGCTCTCGGCCTGCGGGGCGCATCATGGAGAGGGTCAACTCCGTCTCCGACGTTCTTAGGTTCGTCGGCCTAACGCCCAGTAATCTCTGACAAAAATGAGGATGAAGGGAAACACGGAATGGTTTTGTAGTGTATAATCCATTCATCTTCTTAGTTGACCCCTTGAAGATATCACGTAGTCCCTCCCTTGGACAAGTGACATGGCCCCAGTGATGGGGCCTTTTTTTTACCACTGATTAACCACCTTGAAGATAGACTTGCGATAGCGGTACTTTCCTTGCTGATCCCACTTCGCAAAAATGGTTGTGTCATCGTCCTTCCAACAACCTTCCTCGGTATAGTGGCCTTCAGTAAAGAAGTAGGCCCGAAGCATCTCAGGATCAGCCTCACAAGTCTCATCGGTTAGGACGATCTGACCGCCTTCCCCGTTCTTGGTGTAAGCCTTGGTCCCGGCGAATGCTGGCATAGCTACCAGCGTGATTAGTAAAACGATTAATTTCTTCATGCTTTCTCCCTTTGCATAAACCACTCTGCAATCCGCACCAATTCGCCGTAGCGATTCAGCACTTGCTTCATGGTTGTTTGTATTTCGTGACCTTCATGCCGCAACTCTGAGATGCGGGCCGGGGTCTCAATAACCCCCAGCTCATCCCATGCGTTCAGTCTGTTCAACACCTTACCTTGCTTGAGGTACTGAAGTACCCGATCTTTCTGACTCATGCTTTCTCCCTATATGGCAAGTCAAGAAACGATTCGAAGTCCATATCGAACCGCTCTGCAAAATCCACTGTGCGGCTCAAGGTTGCGTCCTTGCTCTTGCGCCATCTGTGGATCGTCATCTCAGTAACACCAAAGTCCTGCGCCAGTTGTTTATTACTGACGCGGAACTCTTTCTGCGCTGTCCTCAGCGACAGACCAATATCAAAATGGAATGTCATTAGAGAAGTCATCACTTGGCTGGACGGCTTGGCGGGCTTGTTGCATACCCCTGTTGTGCGCCTCATCCTTAGCCGTGGTACTGAGAGACATAAACGTGTTGCCGTTCTTGTCTTTCTTCAGCCACGCAGACAGCCAAAACTCCGAGCCATTGGCGTCGGTATAGCTCCCCTTGTAGTCCGGGTGCGTTTCCTTTTCCTTGCGGTCATTCTTAAACAAGACGCCGCGATTGCTGTTGTCATACTCCATTTGCTAGGTCCTTTCTCGCTTGGTTAAATTGATCGTTGCCTTTGCAGGCCGCACGTTCTTCGGTTGTAAAGATTCCACCCTTAGTTGGCGCTCTAAATAATGTTGCCATCGTGTCATGGCTAATATCGCCCCAGATAGAGGCTAGATCATGCCAATCCTCATTCTGAATAAATGTTTTGGCGTACATGACCCAGTCAAAGTTCTCTCGGACTGCCTCCATAAACTCTAGGAAGTCGCCACCATTTTGCTGTTGGATAGCGTTTGCTACCTCATCGGCGGATGCGTACTCTTGGCCGCCGAACCCTAGCGCACTTAAGCATCTACCGATTGCTGAGGTCTCCGCGTTTTCGAGGGCACTGGTCTGATTGATCTTGCTGGCGGCACGTACTTCCTCAGCGTAGCCAGTAGCCAACAGGCGACCATCGTTATCCAAGATGCTGGCCTTCATAATGACCAGCACATCATTGGCCTCGATCAGGTCGGTTGAGATTGTGTAATCGGGATGGGCCGCTCTAAACTCTGCGACCCGAAGTGCCACGGTCTTATATTCTTTACCGTGGATTTTTACGACACCATTCATGCTACTTCTCCTGCGACACTTGCCGCGTCCATCATTTGAATTAACTCATAACCACGGGCATAACCTGCCTCGTAGTCCTGATCGGGTATGTGGCGCTTTGCCCACTCATGGCCCATGCCATCCTCGAACCCACACCTGTACGCTCGAACCTTGGGGTCCATGTACTCGCGTAAGCCCTTGTTCAACACTTCTTCGGTATCAAAAGTCACTGTCACGTACCCCCAGATCAAGTGCCGTCTCAGGCCTGATATCCATTTCATCAGCGTACTTTGACTGCTCATCCGAAATGGCCTCAATGGTCATTGGCTTGGCGTAGTTCCAAAGCATAGTGCGGAGTTTGTTGACGACATCAGCAGGGTCCATCTGATCGTTGAAAATCATGTCAACGAATTCCAGCTCGGAGCCAGTCTGGTGTGCGGCGGTAGGTGCAAGCTCGGATGAGTCGCGTTCGACTTGACGCATTAAGTCACGGCGAATGTCCATGTCCTCAATGTAGTCAACATTCTCTTCCCAGTTAGGGAAGTTTGTAGCGATTTCATAGAAATCAAATTCTGACATTTTGCTTCTCCCTTGGTTAGTTCCACATGGAACAGATAACACTTTACGTTATCTTTAAGGGGAGTGCAACATTATTTGTTATTTAAGAATAGGTCCACATGACGGGTGTGGTTTTGCGACCGTCAACGTGTACGAAGGTCCTAGCAACACCGATAGAGAATCCCATCTTGATTGCCTCATGCACGATGTTCATACGCTCAAAGCCATTAGAGACAGCGATGTCAGCCGCGATCCCTTGGCAATGTGTGCCTGTACCGGGTTCAGCTTTACGTGCCTCAGCAGGGTGGGTTGCATCTCTGTAGCCCGACGTAATGCGGAACGGGAATCCTACCTTCTCGCGCAACTCATCGAGCTTTACGAGAAACTCAGGGTCCATCCCATTAAGGTTTGTGTGGGTGCAGTTGAACTCTTCGAGTCTGAAGAACTTGTAGGTCATTGCTTTGCGACGTTCTTGGTTTTTTCTACGGTACGCATCGAACCCAGTCCCAGCATACCCAGTAGTACAGGCATCATCTCGCTAACGTCCAGTGACGGAACAAGCAAGGGGTTCTCAGTTATAGAAAGAAACAAGTTAGTAAGAGGAATAACAAGAAAGTTGACGCCAAAACCGAGAACACATACCCAACCGGTGGCTGGACGCCATCCCCCGATAAACACGCTACCGCTCTGGCTTTCAGACCTGTTAACTTCGATTTGAGCTTTTGCAATTTCATGTGCTTGTCTCTCAGCTAGTGTTGCAATCTCGTGGGCTAACTTAGCCTTCTGATCTTTGTCTTCTACAAACTTATCTAATAGCCCAGTGACAGGGCCGATTAGTAGTTCAATCATCGGATAAACTCTATGACGCCGATGACTAACGGAATGACGGTCATGATAACTATTAGTTGGCGGTTCATTGCGGCATCTAACTTATCGAAGCGAGAGTTATGCTCATCAAGCTGGCGCTGGATGCTCTCGTATCTGATCAGGCACTCTTTCTCGTGCGACTCTAGTTTAATCAGTGCTTCTCGTGCCACATCCATCTCATTTACCGCCCTTCTGAAAAATCAACCAAATTAAAAACGCAACAGGTATTGATCCGATTATAACAGTAAATCCCGCCAGTATTTTTTCTTTCATTCGCCTTTGATTGTAAATCGTAAGCTCACGTTCTCGGCTGATAGTCTTTTGTAGCTGTCTGAACTCCTCTAGACCATCATCGCCATAGGTATACTTGATTAGCAAAACGATCTCGCGCCTTTGCGCTCTCAGCTTTTGCTGTCTGGCAAAGCGCTCTAAGGCTTCAGCCTGTACACTCTTAGCGAATACCACCTTGCGGAAGGGCGACGGATCTTTCTTGTCGCACTCCATAGCGTCACTGTAATGCCCCCACCAAACGCCAATTTGAGATAGCGTATCTTCAGCGGAGCGCCCAGCCTCGACCATGCCTTTAACCATAGCGTAGGCTTTAGCACATCCGGCGGCGGCAGTGACCGGGTCAATCATTACTTCCTTGCAGTCTTAGCCGCATCCTTAAACGCCTTAGCAGTTGGTGCGCCAGCAGTACCGGGCTTACGCATACGCTCGCCAGAGCCAGACGCTATTCGCTCGCGCTTCTTCATGATGTTGTAGTACAAACCTTTCTTTGGCTTCTTCATGCGTTCCTCGCCTTGTTACGCTTTGAGATATTCGCCGCTATACGTCTGGCCTCTGCCTTTGAGTCAGCACCCCATGCCTTCAATGATAACAGTAAACGTGTGGGTTCGCCGTCCTTACGTTCTGGCCCCGGCATATTGCCCATGCGAGCAAGGAAACTGGCCCGTCGTGGGTTGTCACCGCTCTTTACTGGACGCTTGAGGTTCATCCCTTGGGCTTTGGCTGAACGTCTACCTGCTTCGTTCAAGCCACCCTCGGGATTCTTGCCAGCCTTACGTTGCCACGCTGGGGTTTTCATATCAGCCTCTAATCTTTCCCAATAACATCTTGATCGCGACGGTAGTTGGCAGAATCATATAGTTCCAAGGCCAGAATTTATGGCCCAGCTCTTCCATGTCTTCACGCTCGACCCACGCCTTCGACCAGTTATCAATGTACATATCGCCATAACGAAGCACAGCATGGCCGCCGCCCTTAGTCTCACAGCCGCATATCTCAGCTTGGAAGGTAAACAGTAACCACCAAAACTTGAGCCATGATCCTTGACATACAACGTAGTACAGGACGGAAAGCGAGTAGTCCTCGCAGTCGCCCCGATACATACCTTGCTCATTCAGCTTAATAACGAACCAAACATCCCGACCTTTTGGGTCGTACTTGTACTCGTATAAGCTGTTGAACTCAGTTAGGTTCATGCCAATCTTACGATGACAGGTAGTCGATCCACTTACAACCAAGTCGTACTTTGCAAGTGCCTGAGCCAAACTCGCCAGTCTTAACGCCTACGCGATAGTTCTGACGCTCTGCCTCAAAGCCAAAGGTCTCGATATCGGATGAGAAGTCATCAACGTCGGTCCAGTTAGTGCCGTCAACGCCTGACTGCTTCTGTACTGTGACGACAGTGCCGCCAGCAATACCAGAGACAGACAGGTTAAAGTAGCCCTGCACCTTAATCGTATCGCTGAATGTGTTTTGAGCTGTAATGCTCTTGGTTACTTCACCTGACATTATTCAACCTCCTGTGGTCTAGCGGCATACGCCTCTTTCGCTTCATCGCTAAATACAGTTGTTGCGATAGCCACAACGTCAGCATCTTCGCCAGATAAATCCGCATCTGGTGTCAGTACATGACGATGGAAATTTCTTGATATTTCTTGATCGTCTCGCATGATGATTGTCGCAGTGCGTACCTGTACTACTGGATAACCAGCGGCAAGTTGTACCACCTCAATCTTGTCGTTCATTGTCTGTTCAGTAAGTGCCATATGGCCTCCTATGTTTATCGCCCTATCGGGCCTGTCCACCCTCAAAGGGTACTAATAATAAATCCATAAAGCTCTTCATATCTAACGCCGTATCGGTTCCCTGCGGCAGTAAATACTTGCTCATTATTTGCGTCTGTAGAGTATTCTTCATCCCACTCGTCATAGCACACAATGCCATAAGCAAATGGATCTAATCCTTCAGATTCAAATGCGGCCTTAACCTCTTGCGCCATAACGCCAATATGTATTCGCGCACCGTCTCCTTTCTTAGCAACAGCATCCTTGAATCTAAACTTTTTAATTAATCCTTTTAAGGAAACTGCGACTCTACGCTCTGCGTCTGAAAGATCCGCAATATCTTGTTTTTCTCGTTCGTCAGAAGTGCTGATTGATCCAACGGTAGAATAAATCTGGCCCCATCTGAACGAAGGATCGCCAAGCGTTACATCTCCATCAACAGCCGGTGCAAAAGTCCCATCGTCAAGTGCAACTTGTGCGGCCCCATCGGTATAAAAATTTAACTTATTAGTTGCAATTAAATATTGTTGTGTTGTTTGGGTATACATTGACAAGGTGCTACCGGCATTTTCTTTAACGGATAGCGTACTGCCCGCAAGACCTTCTAGCGTCTGAGTTATCTCTCCTTGCGTATTTACGCCTAAACTTTCGTCTACATTGTTAGGAAAGTAATGATCGGTAACATTGTCAAAAGTATTTCTGAAAGTATTTACTGTGGTATTGGTTGTACCATCATAAATGCCGTAATACTTATAACGAATCTGATTCGATTCTATGTTGTAAACATCGCCAGATTGATTGCCAAGTAGGTATATCGCTCTTGAGTTTGTGCTGGTGTTATCCCAGATAGAGTTTTCACCATCAATAATGTTATTGCTGATATCTAGCTGTTTAATACCGTCATAAGTGAAAGACGTTGTTGATCCAATAAACGCGAAATACTGGCCCTGAGATAACGATATATTGCCAGTAATACTTAACTGCCTTAAACGTCTTGTCGCTTCGCTAGTATCATTACCATTCCATACCGTAATATTGTTGGTCTTGAGCCATCTACCAAAAATATTATTAGACACGATGGCGCTAGATATGCCTGTGCCGCCTGTAGACGAAGGCGCTATATATACAGACGTAGCGCTATATTGATTTCCTGTGTCTCCATCTTTGCCATCAAAGACATTTCCCGTAACGGCCAAATGCCCATAGCCAGACCAGAGTATGCCAAAGTCACTTGCGGTCGCCGCCGCATCTCCAAGACCTTGGACAATAGTATTGTTTGAAACAATATATTCCCCTCTAGCTGAAGACGCCGCCGCTAAATTTTGTGTGTAATGGAGAAAATCGCCAGAGCCTTCAAAGCCAACAGTTGTTCTTTCGGATGACGGCTTTGCTCTAAAATAACAGTTGGTTACTTTTGCGCCAGCACTATTGAATTGGTGGTGCCTAATAAACGGAGTGCCGCCGCCTGCAATCGTTTCTGCGGGTACATTGGTTTTTTTAGTAACCCAATCCTCGCAAGCGAGATTGTCGAACACAGCATTAGACGTTGCCCAAACCCAAAATCCATAGCCGTTATGGCCTTTCTTTATTAGGCAGTCTTTGATCGTTATGTTTCTTGCAATGTTTGGTGGCTGAGTCGCCTGATACGGGCTAGACAAAAACACAGTGAATAGCTTCCAAGCATTGTTAGGATCGCCAAGATAAGGGTTCGACGTTATCCCATAACTTCCAAGCGGATGAAATAACTTGAATACACAATCACTGATAATTATATCGCCGCACAAATCATCGGGGTTTTGACCGTCAGCACTGCTTGCGTTATCCATGTAGATAGCGCCACAAAACGGATAAAAACTTGAGCTATCTTTGTAGTTGATATACGTCATATCAAAATGGAATCCTCTGAATCTGATCCCATTACAATTTTCAAATTTAAAGGCCATCAAGCCGCCATACGTGGCTATGTCATGGTCTACCAGCTTGATCTTTGATTGCTCGCCAACAATCGAGATATCGTCTTTATTTGTAAAGCTACAAACATTGTTGCCATACACACTTGAAAAATCGCTAAAGCCATTGTGACTAATTAGATATGTCCCTTTTGGGCA